CTTTCTTCTTAGCAGGTGCTTTATCATTATAGTTGGTACTATCTTCAGTCTCACCAGACCTCTTGGCATATGACTTAGAGTACTCACCTTTACCTGCTTTCTTCTTTGCTTTATCTGTTGCATCAACCTTTGCCTTTACCTTATCATATGAAGGTGCTTTCACCGATGCCTTTCTTGCTGACCTTTCCTCATTGAGTTCTTCAATAGGATCGATAACAAACTCAACAAAATCCTCTAGACCAACTTCATTAATTATATTGTCTAGACCATCTTCATTAATACCTTCTGCATAGAAGTACTCAGAAGCAACTTCTACACTAGCATTAATCCACTCTTCAGTTAGATCAACAGACTCGCATGTAGTAGGCTCATCCTTATCAATCGGTCTACTCTTACGCTTTTTTTCAGTAAGTTCTTTCTGAGAAGGATTGATTTTGACTTTCGTCTTCTTCTTCTCACTTAGTTGCTTAAAAGATAGCATTACTCTTCCTCTAAATCTAGGATAGCTTTAATTTCTTCATCACTGAATAGACCAGACTCCACTAAGTCATCAATGATTTCTGTCTCTTCTCTATTAAGTCTCTTCTTAGCTTGTGCTTTGTATAGTCTTGATGCTTGAGCAGATTTCTTAGCAGCACCTTCCTTGTCACCAGCAACAGCAAGTTTACCACGCTTCTTATCTGCTTCCTTAGAAGCTTTAAGTGCTAGGTCAGGAGAGATTTCATTAACAATCTCTACTTCTTCCTTTTGATTTTTCTTCTTCTCTTCCTTCTCCCTCTTAGATGTCTTACCATCTACATCACTTTTTTCATACCACTTACCATCACCATCGTCGTCTTGCCAACGCTCTTTCTTATCATCATCTTTTTTCTTTTTCTCTTGCACTTGTTGATATGCATCAGTCATATCTGGAAGAGGTGATCTGTTGGTGTCTAACATGTTATTGTGAAGTCTTGTCCTTTTTATTTATCTTCTTTATAAACTCTCCTGGAGTTAATCTCTTCATATAATTAGTAAGTTTATCAGTACCCATTTCACCTGCTGGTGTGAAATCGAATCCCTTAAGATCGTTTTGCTCTACCAAATCCTTTAACCATGAACGAAATATGTTTTCATTCTCATCAATACTGATAACATAATTGCTACCACGACTGACAATTTTAGATACAATTCCTGTGTTAACATTCTCAACAATAGTTCCTACCTTAAAGATAGTACCTTCAAAATATGCTTCTCTTAAAGACTTCTCATCTAACTTGGGTGCTATCTCATACAAAAGATAAGAAACTTCACTAAAATCTTCTTGTACTTCTACAGACATCTTTGATTGTAGAGCAGAGAACAATGCTTCACAATCTTTTGGTTTCATTGCCTTAGTACATCCTTTCTTAAAGGATTCATAGTCATCATCAACTGCTGCCTTACGTTGTTTAGACGCAGACATACCTGAAACATCATCAGAATCAGGGTCTCTATTACCTGCTGAGACAACATTGATTGTTTCAAAATTATATGCCTTACCGTTATACTTGTTAGCTAACGAATTGAACTCAGAAACCCTATCACCACCCACGACGATGTTAACACTGCTAAACCCTTCACTATCAAGGGTACTGAGGACATCGAAAATAGTACGCATGTCAGGAGAATTGATAATCCTGGCACTATGTTCTGGATAAGCCTTCCGCATAAAATTAATCTTCTCCTCTGGGCTGAGGGGGTTCTTCTTAGGATCCTCCGTCCTTGAGGGGTATATTCTATACTCTCCATTTTTACTTGCTGCTTTTACTCTGCGTATCAGAGCCTCGTGTCCAGTAGTAGGTGGATTAAATCTTCCAAATGTAATAGATACCTCGCCTTGATCGACCTTATCCTCGCTACCTCCTTCTTCTTGTCCACTTGACCCCTGTGCAGATGGGACTTGGGATGGGTCTAACTTAATTAACTTCCCACCCTGACTCATGTGAGTTACGTTGCCTCTTACATCGGCATACTTACCGTAACCTACGTGAGTTAGTTGCAATTTTTCTGCTTGACTCGCAGCTTGAGACCTCGCTGCCTCAGCTAGGAATGAGCTAAACTTCTTCATATGACCAATTTTTATCTAAATTAAAGTTTGCTTTACTAAATTCCCAACGATCTACAATCTTGTATGGATTGTCTGAACATATCACAAACCCTTCATGCTTTGAGGGGTCTCCTTTGATAAAACATTCAACATCTCCATTCACCTTGATGGCATCGAGTAGCCGTCGTTTCAAATCGAGAATCATGAACCATACCTTAAAGGTATATACATTGACCTCGCTCTTATATTTATCATCTAACTCACTGTACATCTGTTCAGCAGACATATCTTCCCACCAACCCACGCAAACATAACTGTTTATATGCTTAGATATTTCCATCAAAAAATAATTATATCCTTTCTTCTGGACAGGTGCTTTCATCTTCCAGACAGGAATGATGAATGGTATCAAGTGTCTCCATCCTAGTGGTGGCTTGATGTGTGCGTTGTTAGTATCAACAAAGAAACAATCCTCAGTTGATTCTAACGTTAAACCAATCTTTCCCTCCGCTTGAGGACTAACCTCAGTATACTCTGTATGAGGTGCAACAACTATCTTCTGCGGAATCTCCTCTGGGAAGAGATACTCAACAGTATTAGGTTGGTACAATCTACCTGACATACCAACACCTATCCAATCTCCCTGATAAATCTTATCAGTTCTAGGAAGATACTCTAAGCATAACTTAAGAATATCTGCCACTGGTCCGTGATGATTACATACTATATCATCAACAGTATAATTTATTTTAACCTGTCTCTTATTAAAGACTGACTTAGTACCAACAAAGAACTGCCCATTGGCAGGGTTAGTACCCCATACTATAGCAGGTGCTCCATCCCATTTGACAGACAACCTCGTTGCCTTAACCAATTCTCTAAGTGTCTCCCAAACTACCTTTCTTCCGTGCAAAACTGAATCTTCTGGATGACGAAGGTGCTTGTTTGGCATGTGTGTGTCTCGAATACCTCTGTATTATAATCCATTTCAGAGGGTTGTGTGCCAGTAGTGTGCCAGTTTCTATACTGTCCTAATAGACCTTGGCATATGCACTAGCACGGAAAGTGGTCTTCATAGTACTTGAAAATCCAGCACCCAACCAATCTGCACCCATTTCTTCTTTAGTCATACCAACTGTTGAACTGATTGCTGCAGCAAGTTCATATAGGTTTTGTATCACCCTCTTCTTAGCAGACTCATTATCAATACCACCAACTGCAAGACCAACTTCACCTGCTCTTGCCTTACTCCATAAATCAGAACCCTTTTTAAGTTTCTGTCTAAAATTTGATGGAGCTTTATCTATAGCATTCCAGATCTCCTCAACATATTCACCAATCCTTACTGTATGAGGTTCCAATTCACGTTCAGATTTTCTTGCTTTAGCTATACCCAACTGTGTACCATTAAACCAAGGTGTTTGTTTTATATCAATGTCTTCATAGTCTTTTTGTATTGCATTCAACTTCTTAACACCTGCTCTACTAGTCTGATTAATAACTCTTTGGAAATTCTTAGCACCTATATTACCCATCTTAGCAGCAGCATAAGAAGCACCTTTAGTTTGTGTATATTCTAGTTCTAACTTTTTATTATCAACATGATACTTAATTCTTATATGCTTTTCTGATCCTTTTACAACCTTACCTGGTACTGTTTGAGCTCTTCTTGCTCGTGCTGCTTCTTTTAATGATTGTTTTCCTTCAGGTAATGCAACAGTTTCAATAGTGAAATTGATCTTCATGTCTTTATTATCAGGAGTAAATTCTATAGTAGGATTATTAGTTCTACCTAAAGAAAGTTGTTGTACAAATTCTCCTGTATTAATCTCATCTATATGAGGTGGAAATGAATTTGGTTTCTTTAAAGAAATTGGTAGTATATCTCTAGTTCTAAACTTATCTGCTATGAATTGATTAACAATTTCTAAAGAAGGTCTTCTAGTTTTAAATTTACTATTGAATAATTGTAATGATTTAATACCTTTCTTACTCATGACCCACATATCTGCAGGATTCCACTTGTCTGTACTAGATGTATTACCAGTCTTTAGATAAACTCCATATGGATTATTTGGTCCTTGACCACCCTTACCATATATCTTATCATTAATTATTAAATGTTGAGTTGTAATCTTATACTTATTACACAGGTAGTTCATGTTCTTACCTTGTGCTTCAACCCACCACCCATTAGTTTTAGTTACTTTTGCACCAGGATTAAGTGGTCTTGCTACAAAATCAACAAAGTCTCTTTGAAATTGACTATTACTAAATGACACATGAGCCTTAATTTGATTCTGTATACCCCTTATCACCTTCATATTCAACCCACCTGCAGGGGTTACAGTCCATTTATTTTTAACTTTCTCTTGTTCTGGTTGAGGATCCAAAAACAAATCTTCATTTGTTAATGGTCTATTATGTTTAGCTGCAAAAGCTAAACATATCTGTGCCAAAACTTCTGAAGCAGTTTCTGTTTGAAGTGCCATTAGTCATACGCAGGTCTCCAATAATATTTATTCTTCAAACGTTGTTAGTTTAGTATACTTCTCATACAACTCACCTATCTTAGGTTCAGTACCACGAGACTTCCACATCTGTTTTAGGATAATTTTAAAATCATCCATTGGTACTACAACAGATAGATTACCGTGAGTATATGGTTCAGTCATCTTGGTATCCAATCAGTATCATATGCAGAATCAGCATCACCATAAAATCCTACAGGAACTATATTAAATGCTAGAGATCTCCTATCCTTATCTGAATTATTCATCGCTACCTTATGTTTAAGATAACTAGGAAAGAATAATAATATATTTTCTTGTACTGGTAATGACCAACTTATAGCATTTGTCATATGAATCTGTTTAGGAGGAAGGTGATAAGCTTTTAAATTTTCAATAGGACTATCAAAATCTATACCACCCATATCATCAGTGTACGTATCATAATAATAGACACCACTATAGTAACTATTTTTATGATTATGGAACTGTGAATCTGTACCAGGTTCTGTCTTGGTTAACCAAGATGTAGATATAATATACTCCCCTTCACCCACACCTAAAAATTCGTCAGCAGCAATCTTAAACTTATTTAAAATAATATCCCTTATCCTTGGATATTTTTCTAAGACCCTATAATTATTAGGTGTTTGATCTTTAGATACATCAGACTTTTCTGAAATTACATATGAAGTATCATCACGCAATTCCGTAGTATCTTCTTCAACATAATTCAAGAGGATATTAGATGCAAATAGAGGTAAATACCCCTTCATATTCTGTACCATTTTAATGTGGATTATACTTTTGAATAAGAGAATACACGATGACTAATAAAATAAGTCCGATAGAAATAAGAGTTAAAGCTATTATCATTAGCGGTCTCCTACAACACGATTCTCTGACTTATCTATACTAAAACTACCACCAGGATATCTCTTCTCTAATTTTTTAACATTACCTTTAACAACATCATCAAAGTCAATCTCTAATGCCATACATGCCTGTGCAACATACCACATAACATCACCTAATTCTATAATAAGATGCTCTCTGTTATCTTCATTCCATGGCTTGCCTTGGAATACCATCTTCTTTACTATCTCTGTGAACTCTCCACCCTCTGCACTGATACCAACAGCAGCAGTTAGAAGACGTTCAATGTTAGCACCTTGTCTATCAAGCTCACCCATACGGTCAGCAAGTGCAACAAAGTCTTTAGAACTGTCAGATGTAACAGCATCAACAAACTCTTCGTAGCGTTTAAAATCAATCATACTTTAGTTCTGCAAAGGATTTTTTACCCTGTACTTTTTTAACAACTTGCTCTTCAGCACCAGAATCAAGTAGGTCTTTCTGAGCGTCTTCGACATCATACAGCCTCATCTTAGATCTGTCAATACCTATGACGAATCTCTTGTTCAAAGTAGGGTCATAGTATCTATTCTTTAACTGCTTAACCATTATTTGATTTTGTTCTTCGAGCTCTTCGGTAGAAATAAGAGCAAACATAAGGTCAGCAGTGGCAGGGAGACCAAAAGATTCACTGGTGTCGGTAAGGTCCACATCGCTACTCCCGTAGCCACTACGGGTAGTTTGCGTAGCAGAAACGATTGGAACTCCTGCTTCGACTGCGAGACCTCTGAGTTCTTCTGCGATTGCTTTGACATAAGTATAAGAATTTACTATAGAACCTTTGTACCTTTGTGAGGCACATATATTGAGATAGTCTATGAATATAATATCTGGTTTGATATTTCTTTTTAGTTCTAACTCATTTAATAATGATTTGAAATGTCCTACGTGAGCAGATGCAGTAGGATACTCTTTAATTATAAGTTTACCTTGTGTCTTCTTAGATAACTTACTAATCTTATTCTCAAACATAATTCGAGGAAGTTCTGCTAGTTTCTGTATAGGAACATTAAGTAAGTTAGCATCAATCCTTTCCGCAATCTTCTCCTCTGCCATTTCGAGAGTGATGTAGAGGACGTTTTTACCTTGGAGTAAGACTGAGCTTGCCACATGACACATGAATAAAGACTTTCCAACACCTGTGCCAGCAAGAGCAATGTTGAGAGTCTTATTCGGTAGACCTCCTTTCGTAATACGATTAAAAAATTCCAAATCAAAGGGAATCTTTTCTTCTTTCTTGTGGTAGAAGTCAAACCTTTCTTCGTAGTTCTGTAAGTAATCATGTCCTACATTTTGGTCAAATGATACACCTAATGCATCGCTTAATATTTGTGGAATTGCTCCCTTATCTCTCTTCTCATCTTGTCCGTCTGCAATCTTAACTGATTCCATAAGCGATAGATAAATCGCTCTTTCCTGACACCACTTCTCCGTCGTGTCAACAATCCAATCCAAGTCATGCTCTTCTTGCGATAACTCATTCAACACCTCAATGATTTCTTTAAACTGTTCTTCAGTAAGATCTGTACGTTCCTGACATTCTATACCCAATGCATTTAATGATGGTAAAGAATTGTAATTAGTTACATACTCATGTATCTCTAAGAATACTATCTTATAAGATTTTACAGTAAAATAATTTGACTTAAGAAATGGTAATACCTTACGAGTATACTCATCATTATAGATCAGACTACCAAGTATAGTAAGTTCTAGATTCATAGGTAGTGAAGGTAAGTACCAATAATGTATTTTTTATCAGACATAGGTGGAAGTCCAGCATGTCTGTATTGCCACGTTGGTGGGAATATTAATATTCTACCACATTCAGGCTTAATTGCATAGTCTAATCTAGGGAAATTTGTTTCTCCACCTTCAGAGACTGTATTAAGATAGAGGAAACAGACCAAAAATCTACGAGCAGAAGAATAATCCTGAACATCAACATGATCTTTAAACTGGTCGTAGGCATTGTTATCATATAATTTTAAACGGTTCTCCTCAAAGGCATACTTCAAAGGAAAGTCGTTAAGACAATCCAAATCTTCAATATAAAGATTAACAGCATCAGTAAAGATAGATGTTAATTGCATTTGTATACCCATCCATTGATGGTCTTTAGCAATATACCTCTGTGATATATTTAACTCATGGAAAGATGGTCTTTGTTCTCTATCAAGATACTGTCCTTTAGTAATATTATATGATTCAATGATGGCATCACAAAAAGTCTTAGTTGCTAAACCATCATAACACTTAATAAAATCGGTAAGATTAGTTGCCATACTTAAATTCCTTAGATGCACACTCATCAAGAGCTTGCATTATCTCTGGTGTAAAATAGGTTTCTGGATCTGATAGAATCTGTTTAGCATATATCTTCTTTCCATTAAACTCATATCTTCCAGCGACATTCTTCCATAGTCCATACTTCTCACCCAATTCTAATAGACCATAGTGTTTATCCAGACCTTTATCGTAGTACAACCTTACCTCCACTTGATTATTCTCTTTAGTTAATCTAGCTTTAGCTGTTTTGCATTTAATAATATTTCCCACAACCTCTTTACCATCCTTCTCTTTCTTTTTAGATAGATATATGATTGTGCTTGCTGCGTATTTGAGTCCACTTCCACCTCCCATTTCTTTAGTAGGAATATATGCACCAACTACATCATATGTATGATTGGTAACCAACATTGGAACGTTTGCTTTACCTAACTTTAATGTCAAAACTCTAAAGATAGACTTAACAACTTGTGCTCTAGTCATATCACGTGTATCTTTACCTGCTTCACTGTCCTCAACCTCCTTACTGGTTGATAACATACCAAGACTATCAAGAACAAACATTAAAGGTTGTCTTGTGTCTGCTGGTTGTTCCAAATACTTGTCTAGTATTCTAATAGACTGAGTTCTAAATTCTTGTACTGTAGTAACAGGAACAATCATCATACGAGAAGAATCAATACCCCTCTCTTCAATCTGGTCTTTGCTTAATGCACTTTCAGACTCAAAATAAATAACGCCAGCATCAGGATTAGATTCGAGGAAATGCTGAACAACGCCAAGACAGAAAAATGTTTTGCCAGTACTTGACTCACCTGCAATAGCTGTGATCTTGTTCCCTGGAATACCTCCGTAGATGCTTCCTGATACAAGTCCGTTAAAGATGTACGAACCTGTGTCGATAAAATCACTTGTGTCACCAGCAGCAACACCATCACTAACGAGAGAAGCGTATTCATTCCCGATCTCCTTTACTACATCTTGTAAAAAACTCATTAACTTTTCTTAAATAATTTTGTAATGTAATTAGAACGTTTCATTGCACGTTCAAACCATTGGGCTTCGTCTTTATCAAAGAACTCCTTCTCAGTAGGATTTTCTCCAGCACTAAAGGCTTTCTGATATTCAACAATGTATGTGGTCATCCGAATAAAAATTCAAGGTTAGCAACTTTTTCTGGCTTCCATCCTATCTTATCCATAATGACTTTAATTGGTTCAAGAAAACTCTTGTTGAATTGTAAGTCATAGTCCACTTGTTTGTCAAGTCCAAACTCCTTCGGTAGAGTCTGTAGATATGATATCACATTCTCTCCGAATTTATTAGGTGTCTTAAGATAAACAAATTTAATCTTTTCACCATCCTGTATTAAAGGATACTTATGTTGTAACTTGTTTTTCTTGTTGTAATGATTAAACAACAAAGCACCCCTAACATGTATGGGAGTGCCTTTACTGTATATACTAGATGGATTCGCCCACTTATTTATTCCATTACATCCTCTAGGAAATGATATGTCCTCAACAGGTAATGTATCAAACTCATCTCTAAAATTCTTAATGAAATCTTGTGCTGCTTCTTCACCATCATTCATAATAACCTTCAAACACTCTTTAATCTTATCCCTACATGCACCAGGTGTAGATGACTTAACACACTCTATACCCATGACCTTTAATTTAGGTTCAGCATACTGGACACCTTCACTATTAAATACGTTGAGAATATATCTCTTCTTGGCAGTCCATATACCTTTGTTGGCAATGTTCTCCCTCTTCATAATCATTTTCTGTTCGTACGCTCCAACGTACTCGGCCAATTCTTGGTAAGAACCCTCAATAAAAGGCTCAAATTTAGTTTGACACACCTTGTCAAGGAACCTAACAACGCTCTCATCAGTTTTCTCTCTCCCCTTGTATACACCGTCAACCAAACCACCCAGATTGAGGTAGATACTATCAGTATCACTGGCAATAACATAATCTTCTCCTTCAGTTTTAAGTATCGTGTTAAGATACTGATTCATTTTGTTTTCAATCCATCTAATACTAACCTGTCCTGACAGAGTAATTGCCTCTGCATTCGCTAGGTTATAATATCTGAAGTATTGATTGCCAATAGCACCATAGGCAGAGTTCAATTGAATCTTACGTGCCATCTGAATGTTATTGTACTTACTAATATCCTTCTTTAATTTTTCACTTGGTTTCTTTTCATACTCACTCTTAGCCGTAAGCATCAACTTCTTATAAATCGTACGCTCATCATAGATCTTCTGCATAATCTTTGGTAAGAATCCATGTATGTCCTTACGATACTGAGCACCATTAGCACACACAGCAAACTTACCATCAAAATCAATCTCTTGATTTAGAATCCGTTCAACGCTCGAGCTGGAATGTCGAGTCTCCCAGAGGGTTTCTGGTGAGATGTTGTATTGCATAATAAGATGAGGATACAGGCTATTAAGGTCAAAACTGACCACCCAATCATACTTTCCTGGAATCGGTTCCTTGACATAAGCACCTGCGTATTTTTCATCTTTTTTAGATCCCTTTCGGGGTGGGACAACGATGTTCTTATCACTCAAGTAATTGTAGATAATAGTATCCCACATGCGTACCTGAGAATATACATCCTCGAAGTTTGCCTTAGCATCATAACTCATAGTTATGGCAAGTTCAAGCAACTTCATCTTATCTTCCAATCTGTCAATCAACTCAACGTCTTGGATGTTGTACTCAATAAACTTCTGCCAATCAGATGTATAGAAGTCTTTAAAATTATCATACTCACTATGGTCTACCTTACGCTGACCTAGTTCCACAAAAGCGATGTGATCGAGTCTGTATGATTCCTGGTTAGTATAAGTAAACTTACGGTAAAGGTCAAGATAGTCAAGAATGTTGATACCAGACACATCGTAAGCATAATTTTTACGTCCTTGTACATAAACTTCTCTTTCGTTTGCTCTGTTCCAAGGTGATAATGACTTCATCCACTTCTCACCCAATATCCTATTCACCCTACGTGCAATATAAGGTACGTCATATAGGTTAACGTTCCATCCTGTAAGTATGTCTGGTGTATTCTCTACCCACCACCTAATAAAGTGAGTGAGCATTTCCCTTTCAGTGTCATAGATAAATGCTTTGACACCATCAGGTACTTCAAACTCTCTAACTGCCCATACAAAAAATTCTTTCGATACCATATCTTTAATGGTAATCGAAAGCATCTCTTCTGCTGCAGCTTCTACATCAGGGAATCCATTCTCACATTGAACCTCAATGTCCAATGCAAAGATTTTCATCTGATTGATATTATAATCAATATCATCAGGAAACTCACGTCTTATATACTGATATACAAAACGTTCATAACCATGCACTTCAAAATTCTCTACACCATCATACTTTTTAATAAACTCTCGTGCATCTCTAGCAGTTAGAAACTCCATAGGAGCAACTGATCTACCATCAAGTGTCTTATACTTCTCGTTCTTTTTAGAAGGAACATATAAAGTAGGAGAAAACTTAGTACGAAATTGTACTGGGTCTCCATCTTGATATCCTCTATAGAGGATAGTGTCGCCAGCTAGTTGAATGTTGGTGTAGAACTGACTCATTTACTGTTGTATAATTCAACCAAGTTTGGACTTGGATCTAGTATACTCATAATTGTATCAGATGTCAAGAAGACATCTCGTTGTGCTGTAAATGATGGAAAAGGCACAATCTCTTCGTCAGAGATAACCTCATAACATCTTTCTATAAGGATAGTAGGTTCCTCATCCAGCTCCGTCACCTTCCCCAACAGGTACTCCTGTCTCTGTTTCAGCAGTATCACTTTCAACTGCTGCTGGAGCATCTGGTCCTCCATTGCTTCCTGCGGTACTTCCATCTCCATGATTCACTGCCTCCACTAGTTCGTTGTATTTGTCAATAACCTCTTCAAAGGTTTCGTAAGCACTCACCACTTCATCAAGTTTAAGCATGATGGTATGGTCTTTTGAAAACGGTGCCCAGGGTTGAAAACTAATCTCTGGTGAAGATAGTTTTCTTATTTCTCCATCACCTACAGGTGCTGGATCTGTTAAGTACAGATTATATGGATGACGTAACTGAAATGCTATTGGCTTTTCAGGGTCTTCCTTAGATGTCACTTCATACAAATCGGCTACTACGTCTTCACCGTTTCGCATTCTTACGACTCTTACGCTCATAATTTCTCCTCTGGATTTCGTTGATTGATTCTTTTAAGATGTCTTTGAGTATACGTGACTCAGGCACATCTTTTTCTTCGGCAATAGGTCTGACATATCGTAGTAATTCCTCAGTATAACTTGAAGGTACATCAATTGTCAATAGATCTGATTCACCACCATGATTAGTTTGCTTCAAATTTAAATAAACATTCATTTAAGTCTCCATATAAAAAGAGACCCTTCAGGTCTCTTTTGTTGTACACTATATATCAAAGCTCAAAGTTATTCTTGGTTCGATAACATAAGGGCAATGATATGTTTCTTTTGGAATGTATATACCATCACCAGGTTTAACATCTATCATACCTATTCCTTCAACATCATACCTCATAGTACCAACAGACTGAACAAGTAATACATTCATAGGGTCTTTATGCTTACCATAGGTTGCTCCTCCACCGCCCAGAGAAGCAAACACTTGCATCTCTTTAGCAGGCCATCGTTGTCTAACCATCTCTGCAACATCACCTATTCTATTTGGATGATACTCATTATGTAATCCGAATGTTGGTGGACTCACCTTCTCATTATTTGGTAAATATCCATCCATAAATCCATAGATGTCATCACCTTCTTGAGTCGGACCTTTATGTAACTGATGAAAAGAAAAGAAGGATAATGTTCCTTCTTTGTATTCATTATCAATTTTATCTACAACATCATCCCAAGGTATACCTTCACAGTATTTAAACTCTTGCTTTAAATGAATTGCACTCATGTAAAAGCAGGCTCACATCCCCTGATATTATATTTACATTCTTCTGGTAAATGCATTGGTTCTCTACATAAAAAACAATTTGCAGAATACCTAGTACCTTCAGTTATTTCCTCTACTTCATGTACCCAGAAATAATCTGCTGGCCAAATCATCACATCACCCAATCCCAACTTAACTTTATGAAGTCCTCCCCAAAAAGCAAATGTACCACCCTCATAGTCAGTATTTAAATTTATAGTACAACTACCATAGATACCATAATCATGATCTACATGAGGATGTATCCAAGATCCCTTTTCATATTTCATAAGACGATACCTATGAGGGAATAACATACTGCCCCTTCTAGCAACATGAAAAGCACCAAAAGTATCAGTGTAATCCCAATACTCATTAATAGTCTGTTCAATAGTTTCATGTATCATATAGAAGCTAGCACTTCTATATTGAGAATCCTTAACTGAAAATGTAGAGTATGTATCTACACCACTAAAGGCTTGAGGACAATGTTCTTGTTGAGGTGGGTTTGGACTTGTCTCAAACTCATTAATGATATATTTGCAATGCTCAGGACTTAAGAAATTTCTCTTAATATAAATTAAGTCTGTTAAAGTTGGGGCAGTCATTATAAAATTGTTAGTATACTATTTAGATATCCTTTCAACAGCAGTACGAGACTTCTCAAGGATGTCACCTCTGAGTGGTACATAACCTAGCACAGATGCCTTCTCTTGATACTCTGTAGAGAGTAACGTTTTAAAGGTATCCTTCACTGCTTCAGTCTTGTTACCATTACCAGTTTCATAAGCAAGTATCCATGTAAGCGTAGCAATGGGGTAAGCACCTTCTGCTGCAGGGTTAGGGTTTGTCCCTGCGAGGTTCTCATCGAGTGTAATACCATTGAGTGCCAAAGCACCCGACTCAACTGTTGGTGCAACAAAGT